TACCCGTCTTCGCATCCGTCTTACCCGTAAGTATGAGACCAAGCTTACCATCACCACCCCCAAACAGGAAAGCATAAAGAAAAGGCTTAGCCAGTTTGCGACTTGTACCAAGAGCATCTGCATTTCGTTGATGGACATCTCCATTGATTACCTCATTAGTGAATTCATTGTTACGTATGTAATGGCAAAGACCACGCATCTGATTTCCAGCCGAGTCAGCACCGACAATAGTTGTTCCTGCTTCGGATATAAGAAGTCCTCGCATCTCTTTCCCATATACAGAGTCAACAGAAGGGAGATTAGCAACGACTTCATGGCGACACCTAAAAGTAGGAGTACCAATAGTCCACATGCGACCATGTAAGCGATTATCTTTACTGTTTTTAACTTCATTAATCCAACCCTCAAGGATACCTTTACGACTCCTGATGGTATAGTACTCACTAACAAGCATAGCATCAAAACCAAGCTTCTCAAGAGAGGATTCAGTAATCTTAGGTGATTTGTTAACAAACTTACCATTGATTTTTTCTACATTCCATTCGTCAGGTACCCATCCAATAGAGTACAACCAGTCTTTAACTACTTCGATTGATCCGACTTTACCTTGTTCAAAGGAGATTCTACAGTAGGGTCCTTCAATAGGTCTTTCAGTTCTTCCCGACTCTTGCGGTAGATTAAAGTGTTTAACAGTGGCGACTGTATAGCACCCGTCTTTTCGCCATGCTGGTTCTTTGAATTCGTCTTTTCCATCTGTCTTAATGCACCTCATTCCAATTTTAGGTTCAAGTACCATCTCAATAGCATCTAACTTGTTGTTGATCTCTGTTAAAAGTGTCTGAGCTTTAGCCATATCAAACATCCAGCCCTTAGCTCTGATGTCTGCTTCGATCTTGGCAAACTCAGTCTCAACCTCGATACCTTTTTTGTACAATGGGTATTTACGAATCAAGTTAGTAGCTTCTTCAGCTAATACTTTGTATACCTTAACATTGAGTTCAACATCTCGGATACAGTATGTAAGCATTTCTTTACTGTACTTATCGAATTCAGTAAATTCAAGCTTAGGATAGTTTAATTTAGCACCCCATCCTTCTAGACCATGTTTATGTTCACGCCTATACTGGTTTAGTTGAGATAAGACCCATGTGTCTACTACCTTAACTGTTTCAGGTAATTTGAATCCAAGTATATAGTCTAGTACTACTAAGTCATAACCGATAATATTATGACCGAATACTATATCAGCCTTAGATATAAATGCAAGACCTTCGTTTAAGCTTGGTAGCTCATCGTCATAGTCTGAGAATGAGTAAACATTCCCGTTGTCTGAATCAACAGCAACGAGACACCAGATTGTATTTACATCTGGAATAAAACCATTGGTTTCAATGTCTACACATAAACGTAATTTGCTCATGCTTGTCCCCTTGCTCGGATGGCGGCGGCGCAGGTGTCGATAGCCGCATCAACTTGCTGAACGCCAGTGCGCCACTTACACAAAGCCTCACACGCCTCACGCTCATGCTGTGCTACTAGCTTGGCAAAGGTTTCAAGTTCTTTAGTAACAATTACCCAAAAGCCATTTTGCTCGGGGTCTACCTTGTCTTTGTCGCACGATGCTCTAAGCATTGCAATAATTTCATCTTTATTCATTAAGAATACTCCCGTAGAATGATGTGTATGGAGCCTCTAACATTCGAGCCTCCATTTCTGAGGGATCAAAGAAGTATTGCTCTTTTAAATCTTTTTTATCGTAATTTAGTTTATTAAACTTAGGTATTTTACGATTGCATAAGTACTGACATGCATGTACTATCTCATGGGCAAGAATGTTAATAAACTTATCCATGACATAGTGGTTAGGACTCCACTCGTTTAATAATGGGTCTCTTAATTGAATGAGAATACGCCTGTCTACATGGTTGTATATAGTTAAGCCTTGTTCATTACAGCTTTCTTCATATTCAACTAGACAGATATGTACTACAAATTTTTTATCCGTGATAGGTACTTTGAAACGTTTGCTGTAATCATTAAGGCAATCAAAGAACATTTGCCTTACATCTTTCTCAGCATCAGGTAAACAAGCTACTGTTACACGGATATTTTTAGGTCTATCATAGGTTCTTTTTAATTTTGTCATCAACTACCTTTACATTAGGTGACCCAAGTTCTTGTAGTTCTTTAGCCATCTCCATTACCATCTCAAGGAAATTATTGAGTTGATCGTTAAGATCTTGGATGATTGTATGGAGATGCCAGTTGTATGCTCCTAACGCCACTAAAGTAATTGTTAGTATCGCTGTTGTTTCAGTCATCATTGTATAGTCCTGTGTTAATCAGCAACATTGGATCAATGAATGCTTCGTGGAGTTGTGTGTTATTAATGATAACACCTTGGCTAATTAAGAATTCAACCCCTCTAGAGCATTTATAATTGTCTCTAAAAACCACTCGATGAATCCCAACAGCATATATAAGCTTAGCGCAATCAATACAAGGGGAAAGAGTGCTATACAGAGTGGCACCCAAAGTAGATTGATTAGAACGGGATACTTTGGCGATTGCTTGAGCCTCTGCATGGAGAACCTCATGTACTTGGGTATCATTGTTAGTTCCTCTTGGTGTACCGTTGTATGAGAATGAAATGATGTTATCATCTTTAACAATGATAGCACCAACTTTACGATCTTCTGCATACGACTGCTGAGATATTAAGTCAGCAATACGCATGTAAAACAGATCCCAATCTGTTAGTTGTTTAGCCATTCAAATTTAAAACCTTTGTGTGTTTTTCTTTTACCATTTAAACATAAAGAAACAGTCCCTTGGCTACAACCCATTAGCTTTGCTTCGTGTGTAGTATTAAGAATAATTTCTTCACCTGTACTAACTTTTGTTGCTTTTATTTTACCTTTGTAATTCCAATTATCTTCAGTTAAACGTTTACCTTTTAAAGCTTTGGATAGTTTATCTTTAATTTCTTGAGTAAATACTACAGTAGCTATACCCTTTTTAGATTCAGATATTTTCTTTTTGTGTTCTTCAGATAATGGCTTGTTTTTAAATGATAAAGATATTTTTTCTTTAGCAGTATTTGTATGTTTATAGCCAGTAATACCATCACCACCTTCAGATAGATTACATAAATTAAAGCCAAGCTCCTTGTATTCTTTAATTAATTCTATTTCTTTAATTAAAGCTTCTTCATGTGTTTCATAGTAAGAATGTATTTCAGAATAAAAACCGTATTTGTTTACTATTCTTTTCCAATATTCAGATCTACCTGTAGTTTGTTTGTACCTCTTTTTATTACCTTTACCTATGTAAAAAGGTTCTTTTGTATCTTGTTTGTAATGTATATATACATAATGTTCCATATAGCACCTCCTATTAGGTACCGTCTAGTCACTTTGAGATTTCAATTTCACACTCCTTGTCGTAGTCATATTCTAGTTCAGCTATACTGTCAAGGACATAGTCCAGCTTATATTCAAGTTCATCAGTCAGTGGTGTAAAGAAGTCAATAGTAACTCGTACTACACCTTCTTGAGACGTATCAATTAACATAGTATGCCTTCCATTTTAACCATGTATTAGCTTTCTGGTTGTAAGCTTCCATAATGTTGTCTTCACTTAATTCAAGATCATCAATCAAGTGGTTAAGACAGAACATTAACTGACCCATTTCTTCCTCAAGCTTATCACGATTACTTTCTTTACCATTAGCTGGATAGATTGTATCAAGACCAAACCTGAGTACCTTCATAATGTTCTGAGAGACTTCATTACATTCTTCAGCTGTTGTGTATAGGGTATATGCTTTATCTCTATTCATGTGTTTAGTTCCTTAAGTTCGGCATCCGTTAATGCTTTATCTAAAGCATCAATGTTTTTTCGCAACATATTTGCCCATTGCTCACAAGCGGGTATGTTGTCTAAGTCCGTGTTTAAGTTCCACACAAACGCATTTCTCGCTTGTCTCATTGCTTCTATACTCATGTGTTCTTCTCCTTAAGTTTGGCTTCAATCGCTCTGGCAAAGTGAATGTCCGTGTGCTGATGAGAAGCCGCACACTCAGCCACAATCAAAACAATCTCATCATCCGTCAGCCCTACCCATGTGCGCTTATGTGGCTCCGCCACGGGTGGTGGGGTGGTGTAGAGTGGTGTATTGTCAGCCGAGCGTTCCTTTTCAAAAGACAAACCTTTGTGCCCTCGGTCTGCCCAAAATTCGTATATGTACGCCACAGGCTCATCCTTCGCTTTTAGTGCGGCTTTAATGGCATGACGGACATATTTGCGTTCATGTGCATCTGTCTCAATGTATTCAAGGCACATTTGTAATGCTTCATCTTTAGTCATTAATCACTTCCTCTTGTACAATATAAAACGACTCACCTTCATGTTGATATAAGAAATCCTCTCTTACTAAATGATGGATAATAGTTTCAACATCAGCCATAGTCTCAGGATCATGGTTGATTTCGAAGCAACAGGTTACTACAACTTTCTGCATAGATTCTCCGTGTGTATCTATAAGGTACCGACTGTGGTTGTGTTGATTTCAATCAAGAGTTTCAATGCTGTAGTATTCGAACACCCTTTTCATAGCATCTTTTAATAAAGTTATTTCTAAAAAGTTTTCGCTTTCATTTATGCTGTACATTCCTTCACAGAATTTAGGATCAGATAATATTTTATAAGATTGTTTAATGTTTTCACAAACAATCTGATCAGCTACTTCATCATCAATATTAATTACCATTGTTCTACCTCTAGTGGGTCAATATAACCAAACCTAATTAACGTATCTTTAATTTCTGAGGGTAGTTCATATACACCATCATAGTCAATTAAGAACATTCCACGATCAAACCAGAGACCTCCACCTGATTCGTCACCAAGTTCATTATGCTCAAACCAACCATAGTTAGTACTAGGGCTGATTTGAATTTCATAATTTTGACCACCTAATTTGATAGTGAAGTCATGTTTTGTAGCATTTGGTTTAGCCGCCATTAATTACTCCTTTTTAAATTGTCAGACAGATTAAAGTACAGGGGACTCATACGAGTCTTTAATTGTAACAACAAAATAGTTTCCAACTCTAGCATTTCTTGGTCACTACCATATGCTAGTATAGTTCGGATAAACCTAGATGGACATTCATTATATTCAGCCATGAAGCTTTCAGATGAACACACATAGCCGTCATCAGGTTTACCACGATGTTTACCGATATATTTCTTATCGGTATCTTTGTTGATCCACATGTATAAGAACGACTCACCTTCTTGTACATGAGCTTCTTCATCGGAGGCTAAGTATACAGTCTCTTGAGGAGTTCCATCGATGTGGTTTTGCCAGATCTCTTTAACGTAGGCTACCATAGGATCACCTTTAGGGGCTTTCCAGAAGACTACAAAAGAAGGTTGTCCTTCGTTAGCACAGAGATATTCATAGACCCACTTGTTATGGAGACCATTATATTCTTTACCTTCAATGGACACTTTGACCATTGCTTTGCCAGTACTAGAAGTATAAGTATCAACTTCATCTACAGTACATTCATAGATGTCGAAGAACTTATGACTTCCAGCGACAAAACGTTTGACCGTTTTGATATGGTTCATTAGAGAACTTTACCTTCAGACTTGTATTTGATGAGTGCTTGAAGATACCACAGAGCTTTGTTTAACTCTTGTACTTCTTGGTCTTTGTTACCGCAACGCATCAGGTATTTATACACTTGACCGAACAAGTGGGCTTCAACACCTGATTTATTTTCAAGCATGTCAACCATGAGTTCCATGTATTGTTTACCTGCGGCTACATTTTTGTAGTGCGGAGGATTTATATGATCTTTGTATAGTGATTGTTTTACCAAGTCTTTAAACTCCTGTGTTTGAAATTTTGCTTCAACTTCATCTAAGTTAATGTCTTTGTTGTATGATTCAGCAAACGCTTGAGACCAATCTTTGTTGATTTCTTTGCGTTCTGCTTCAAGATACTTTTTAGATTGGATATCAAAGAAGTCTTCATTATCCCATGATGCTATGATTTCATCGAAGCGTTTGTTTTCTACATTGGTTTTAAGCATAGACATCTCCGTTTAGAATGATTTTGTTATCTTCATAAGGGGCGGCAACTCTGCGATAAAACTCCAGTTTAGCTCCTTCAAGTGCGCCAACAACATCGTTTACAGACTGATATGATGGACTTTTGTTGTAGTAGTCACGAATAAACGTTGTAATCAGGAAGTTTAATTCACCTGCACAGTGTGGCTCATAGTTGAGCATGTGTGGTGATTGACGAGCTTCTTCAGTTATGTATGGCATATTAGATATGTATTTTAGGTTTACGAAAGAGTTGTGCAATTACGCACAGTGAGGCGAAACATAGGATTCCTATCCATATTAGCTTAATCATTGAAAGAGACCTTATACCAGATTAAATACAGGGCTAGTATTGATATTATAGCAATCATAGGTATTCGGCAAGAATTGTATCGCAAGCTTTATTGACAGATGACCTCCATTCGGTTGTTGTATTTTCAATGAATGGGTGTATTTTTGTCATTTCTGATTTGAAAGCTATTACGGGCTTGTGTAATATATAGTGGGCAAAGAACATTTCTTGAGCTGTTCCGTGGGATGGTTTATCATACATTAAATCTAAATTAACTAGTACAATATCACATTCACGAATATCTCTAAGGTCTAATTCAAAGATTCTTTTCATTTGCTTCATTTCAAATGTGTGTAGTCTTCGGCATGGGTCTAAGATTTCACAGCTATCAGATAACAATTTTGTTGCTTTTTTACGCCATTCATTTGCTTCTGCTAATGGTATTGCTTCTATTGGACCACATAAATATACTTTTCTTTTATTCATTTATATCTTTCTAAGTACTCAATTGCTTTGTACACATTTTCATCTCCTAGCAGACCTAGACCTCGATTACATTGGGAGCAGAGTATACCTCTTACAGCTTCTCCTTTTGGTTTTTTATGGTTATGATCTACTACTGCATCTTTTGGGCTTCTTGCTGTTACGTCATTTGCTGGTGGTAATGAGACTGTGTCTTTGCATATTGCACATTTCCAATTTTGTTTTTCGCATAGTTTATCTCTTTCAGGTCCGGTTATCCTATAGTTTGATTTAAGGTTAGCGCATACATGACAGTCTTTGTAATGTATTTGGTGTCCACGATTACTTATTTTTGGTTCTCGTGTAGGTCTTTTACAACCTTCGTTATGGCATATTAAATAACGTTTTTCCATTTTTTTTCTCCTTTTATTTTCTTATTAGGTACCGTCTCCTTTTCCAATCAAACGTAGACTTTTATAGGTTACTTAGTTATTGTCTCCAAGTATAAACCTACATTACCGATAGCATAACCTAAGAATGCAATGCTTAGACCTGTATTTCCTTTGAAGAACAGATCAATGCAGACACCTAAGTAGACTATGCCTATGATTGCGATTAGTGTTGAACTCATAGTTCCTCTACAATTTTAAGTACATTGGCAGTAAACCAGAGACCACCTTGGGACTCGGGTCGTTGATGACGGACAAGGTCATTGATTATTACTTTACACCACACACGATCTTTCTTAGACAGATGTGGAGCGACAGGTTCAGCACATGCATGCCAACCAGGACGGTGTGCATAACCTTTAGTTTTATGGTCTTCAGCTTTATACCATACACCAGTAGTAAGTTTTTGTTTACGATTAATAAACAGTGGACCATAAGTACCGTCTTTACGTTTACGAAACAGTTTGTATGCTATCATTTTTTACCTCAGTAACGTCAGCCCATGCAGCAAAGTGGTATACATCTTTATTTTCATCAAGACAATAAGAGTACATACCATCGATGTTGATTAGCTTGTATGTTTTATCAAGATTAGGATGTCTTGCTTCAGGCGGTATTTGGGTATCACCGATTAGTTTGAAGAGGGATCCTCTGGGTAGTTTGTATAGTTCCATATTAGATATCGAAGTTTACGTCAACAAGTTCCATTTCACCCGGATCAAAGCCTACTTCTTCATAGACTTTAGACTCAGCTTCTTCTTCATCAATAGCACAGACCCAGATATTTCTTGTGCTACTTATTTGAAAGCAGTATTCATTCATTGTCATCACCTTTTTTGTATGGACGATAGATATACAGGGAACATTGTTTAGCAGTACAGTTGGTTATGTCTGTACGAATACCTCCTACACAGTCATTACAAAAGTTTTTGATTGCTTGCATGGGTGAAGTACGTTTTTGAGCTTTCTTTAACTCCTGTTCTTCATTCCATGCCTCAAGGAACTTACCGCCTTTCTTTACAGCATAAGCTTTTTCTTTACGCCACTGTTCAAGAGCTGCTTTGCCTTTGGCTAGTACTTCCGGATTCATTGAGCGTTTCTTTTTGACGGTGTTCATTATTAAATCTCATGTTCATTGTTGTACATACTTTAGCTGCTTCATTTGGGAATAGATAGCATACAGCATCTTCAAGCTTGATATCACGACCTGCTACACAATAGTAGGCTCGATCATAACCTTGCTTTACGAATACAAAGTAGCCGTTAGACTCTGGTTGATTCACGATACATTTACCTCGAATGTGATGTTGTCTTTAATTGTTTCTTCAACAAGTTCTCTGAGAACATGTTTGTCAAGGTTAGAGCTTATACGATCTTCCCAATCGATTTCGCTATCATAGTCAGTGATATCAAATACGTCTTCCATGTATTGATCCAGAGCAGTGCTGATACGTTCATTTACAATTTCTTCAACACGTACTGCAAGGATATCATCAAGGTATTTGTCTACAAGAGAACTGATATATATGTTTTTATTTTGGTGATATACATCATCAATTACTTTTGCCATAGTGTTTAATAAGCAATTAACAGCTGTTGTTACTCCTGTACGATCAGTGTGTGGTAACGTGTTAATCATTGATGTCATATACGACAGTGATTCATCAATGTTATCATGTGTAGCGAAGAGACCACTACGATATTCACTTAAGGGATTTTGCATATAGGCTTTCAGAGTGAGGAATTTACTTCAACGAATTGAGATACGATATCACGTAGTACATCTGGATGGATAACATCAATTATATCAGTATCTTTGTGTTTAACTTCAACAACGTAGATTTCATCTGCATAGTCAGGTTCATAACCTCCTTTTTCATCACGGATTTGACATAAACTACCTTTTTCAGCTTCAATAGTGCATTCAAAGTCTGCATTATCAGTATAGTACCAATGGTGATATTTCATTTCATTACCTGTAGAATTGAACGGATTGTGGTTAGTTCTTTACGAAGTTTACGTTTGTAATCTTTGTAGTGGTTAAGGTTTTCAAAAGCTCTTTTGCTTTCTGGTTTGTCTTTGTTAGAACAATTCCAGTGTAGTGTTATCATTTCATTACAGAAGGCTAGGTCACCTTCACGTTCATGAAGAAGATTTTTCATCGTTGAACGGATTAGATGTCTGTGTTTTTCTGGTAGGAGAAGCAAAGTATCTGTCATGGGTTAATTCCTCAAAGATATTCCAGAGTTTTTCAAACTTCATTTGATAGTATTTGGCAAGTACTTGACGATCCATATCTTGTTTTAGATCATCGCATACTTGCCAACATTCCATGATAGCTTGCTCTAATGAGAAAGCATCAGTTTTCATAGGTTGTGTCCGTTAGCAGCAGCAATTGCTTTAAGGAATAATCTTTCTTCAACTTTTGGTGATTCATATTCATTTTCAACAATTTTAAAGAAATCTTTATCAGTTACGTTATAGATGTTGTCTACAGAGTACTTTCCTACAAAGAACAAGTTATCAGATGTTTTGCAGTGGTATACACCACGACCTTGTTCCCAAGATTTGACATCATAGCTGTTTTCAGGAGCTTTTTCAACTTGAGTTACTTCAAATTGGAGAGTTGTAGAGAAGAATGGATTCAGTTCTAACATGGTATTTCCTTTTAGTTTAGATTGAGTTGATTAAGTCGAGAGCTTCTTGTGCTTCATCACAGAGATACAGTTTATCCATTAATTCTTGTTGGATAGTCTCATATTTAACACGGATTTCATCACGGATACGATTGTTTTCTTCATACTCCTTATCAAAGTTAACAGGGAAAATAATAACATCACTGATATTACGTACACCCCATGAGTTTACGAATTCAGTTTCGGGAACAAGTCGAACACCTGCATTAGTTAGCAGTTTGTAGATTTCTTTCATGTCTGACTTTTTAGATGACACAAAAGCGGGTGTTTCATTATTACGCTTTTGAGCGATTTTGTTAGCAAGACGAGATACAGCATAGTCACGTTGTGTTTTATTGAGTTTCATGAGTTTAATTCCTTAAGTCTAGTTTCTGCCCATTGTACACCAGCGAAGAAGGCTTCAGTTTGGTGTCGGATATCAGGTTTGGTTGTTTGATCAAGACCAATCCATTTACGCCTGATTACTTCAACAGTATCATATCCATCACGGTTGTCATAACAAGCACAACCTCTTTCAAAACATGATTTATCGATTAGTGTCATATATAACCTTAAATAAAAATCCCTCATGACAGACTCTTTAGAGACTATCACAAGGGATAATTATATTTTAGAATTATTTTCGTTAGTTACACTAACTCAAAACATTGCTTCTTCAGATTGATCAGTGTCAACAGAGGCACCTTCAACATCGAAGTCAACAAAGTTTTCAGATTTACGTTCATAACGAACAAGATCAGTAACTTGCACAGCGATAAGCATTGTAGAGATACCAGACTTACTAACTTTACCGTTAGGAAGTTTGATTTCGTATGGTGAGCAATACACCATAACATTACCGATAGAACCATTACCAATCAATGTTGGATCAAGTTCTTTCTTACCAGAGTCAACTACACGAACTTTAGCGGCATTACTACCATCTTTCTTAAAAGCTTTCTTTTTAAGATTAACAGAGATTTTACCGCCTTCAATAGGCTTAACTTTACCGAATTGAGAGAATTCTTTTTCACGTTTCTTGTCACCTTGGATCTGTAACTCATACTGATCAACACCAAAAGGTGATACAGGTTTATCTAACTTAGCCCAGAATAAGGCTACATCTTTGATGATGATGTTAGGTGTGTTTGTTGCTTGTGTCATGATATTTTCCTATGGATTTAAGTTTCAAGTATGCTTCTCGCTAGTCGGTTCCTAATAGATATTACAAACAAACAGGGAGAATAAATATGTCATCAGGTGGTAAAACCCGTAACATTAACTCTCTTGCTAACCTAAAGCTAATTACTTCAGAGACAGCTCGAGAGAATCAGAAGAAAGCTACTCAGTCAAGAATGTTGAATAAGCAGATCAGAGAAGAATTTAAGTTGAATGCTAAGAACTTTCAAGAAGTAATGAAAGACTTACCTCAATTATCTTCACTTGATGTTCTTAGAATGGCTATGCATCAAGCACTTCAACAAGATAATTTTGAAGATGCTGCTAGGTATGCTAATATGGTAGCAGAGTATGAACAACCTAAACTACAGAGGATTGATCAGACTACTACAACCCGTACAGCAGACCTCTCAGATGAAGAACTTCAGAGAATTATCTCAGAAGAAGGTCTTTAAGAGAATGTCATAAGAGAATGTCATTAGGTATATTACCTATTGATGTTCTCTTTTTTATTACTCTTTAATAATATACTTTTAATAAATATATTATTAACCATCTAAGGGACAGTATCCTATTAGGTTCCAGCTAAATAAGTTCATGATTCCATTGGGTTTTTCTCCTTTAGTGCGTAAAAGACTTCGACAATGTAAGGACAAGTTAACTCATAAAAGGTTAGAGTTGAGATGTCAACATGTTCATCCATAGATTCTCTGTACCTTTCAATGCAGTCAGATACAGTCTCACCGAATTCTGTACAGAATTGATCGTCAACTAAGACCCAATTAGGTTTTTTACCTGTGTGTTCAAACTTAATCATTTATCTAACCTCACTTTCTTGACCCACAATAGTTTACCTTTAAGGAAAGCCTTTTGGATACCTGTTGTATCATCAAAGACTACGGATATTTCAGACTTTACCTTTGATTTGATTCTCAGGATAAGGTCTGTATATATTTGTGCTGCAGTGTGCATTATTCGTCTTTCAATATAGAACCACGTTTAATTTTGCTAACAAGAACGTCATATAGTTTATGCATGGCGTTGCTGAATTTAACGTTATCTGATAGTCTGGCTAGCTCATGGTAGTCAAGCTTGCCTAAGCCTTCTAAAAGTGTTAATGCGTCTTCTTCAGACATTACGATGGTGTATTCAACTTGGGTTTGTTTGGAGATTATCATTCGTTGTCCTCTAGGTGATACCCGATTAGGTTAATGAATTTGACTAGCTCATCGTATTGGTTATAGCCTTGATATCCTAAGGTTTTAGCTATTACTTCAGCATTCATGAATATAGATGCTAACATGTTATGTTCTTCGAGATTACTTACGCTGATTCGTAGAGTGTATGGCTGGAAGATGGTTGGGTAATCTGAGCATTTAGAGACTTCCATATTAGTATTGATCCTCTGCTTCAAGTGCGTCATATATGGACATACAGATGTCAGTCATACGTTTATGTACGACTGGGTTGTTTGTATTGGTGACGTCAGCTATGTTCGTGTAGAATGAGAACAACGACATCATATCGTAGAATTGTTCTTGGGTTTCTATTGACATAGTTAATTCGAATTGTTGGAACGCTATTGGCTTGTGTCGTCTGGTTATGGTCTTCATGTTATATTTCAGTGATTAGTGAAATGGTTGGTTCTTCGCAGAGTGTACATACGAACTCTGCAATTTTATCACCTACAGCGGTGTGGGTTATTTTTAATATTTTAACGTCTTCTGAGTTGTGTTCAATATAGCAGTTATCACAGTGGACAAAGTAGAGATGTTTGTACATATGTTAAAAAATTGTTAAAAGTGTGTCTTTTGGTGTAAAAACAAGTTTGTCTGTTAAAAAATAACAAAAACACATCAAAAACGTTAAAAAATAACATTTATTACTGGACAGTAAAATTATTACTGCTCAGTAACTTTTTAGACTGTGTGTTCAGGTTTTTACTCACAAAAAATCCCTTAGGACTTCCCTCAATTCTCGCCTAAATCTCAGCGAATGTCTCAAAATTACCGTTTATTAGTAACTTTTTGTGATAGAATGTCTTGAGAGAATGTCCTGAGAGGATGTCTTACAGTGAATTATAAAACTTTTTAACCTGTTGTTCTACTTCTGCTGCCATTTCCCTTTCTTTATCAATATCCCTATGCCATTTCTCCTCTTGTTTAAGGTAATCTCTGTGTTTTGTGATCTGATACCATATGCCTCTCTCTGTTTTGTTCATAGAAGGGAGTTCTTCCATGACGTCTGTGAGTGCATTTAGCTCTTCCCCTGAGAGGTCTAGGTAATATCTACCATAAGCTTGTCTTAAAAATGCCATTTTAGTGTCCTTCCACTATTTGATCATAGATTGCTGTGTATTCTATGATGATGCCGTTGAGTTCTACCTCATTTACCATGTTTTCTAGTACTTTCCTTGTGTCTGCTACTGCATAGATGAGTGTTTCTCCTGTTGTGTCTGGAGAGAGTATAGCTTTACAGCCAAACTCATGGAGTGACTCAATGACCTCTTCTGTTGTACAGCTAAAGTGCCTTGCCTTGAGTGGGTTTAAGAGTAAATACTTGGTTGTCATAGGTTTATCCTTAAGCTTCTACGATTTCATTGAACCAGTTAGATGAAGACCATCCTGAGGTTACACCGAACTTCACTTGTTTGCCAATTAAGCTACGAGCAACCTTATATTGCTTACGAGCGTGTTCAACATCACGAGTAATAGACAGTTTACGGACAACATCCTTGTCATCTACTGCATAAACGTATCTGTTAGACGAGTCTGTGTAGACTGCCATGAGAGTTGATGCCTCCATTGTGAATGAAGCAGTTGCTGTGTCGCCTTTAGTGGCAAATCCAAACGTTAAGGTAGTCATATTATTCCTTTGGTAATGACTGTTGATGAAAGCTTGGTACTTACCCCAAGTGGTCTCTCCGTAAACCCGAGAAGGGCAGTGATTAGATATGAACGATATGAACCGTTACATCTTCTCTCTTATACTTGATTAACTCTTTAGCAGACATTACTTTGTCAATTAGTTTGTTTGTCTTGTTGCAGTATACTAAGTACATAATTATTCCTTTTCAATGATGTCGTTAATAAGAATGTAAAACTGGAATCCAGCTACTGCTGAAGACCAGATCAACAGGATAATGTGTAACCAAGCTACACCATTAGTACCGTATTGAATAGCATCAACACTAATTAGCATTATGTGTGACCAAAGAACCATAAACAAAGCATGGAAGAGGGATGACATATAAATCTCCTTGAGTAATGTCGTAACAGAGCAAGACGCTCTCCATTGGGTTATGACACCCAATAGACAAAGCCTTATTTGACCCAGTTAGCATCGTTCTCTAAGTAACGCTGCTCACGTTTTTGTTGCATACGTTCATATGCACCATCGTCAAATGCTTCATCGCAAGCATTCATATCATTACAGATAGAATCCTCACGCTGATCTGCTTCATCTTCAAAAACAAATCCTTCGTAAGTCATGCAGGGAACAGAACCTGTTTGTTGGAATTCAGACAATGCAAAGGCTACACCATCCCAAGTGGTGCGTTCTTCATTGTCATAACCCGCATCCCAACACCCAAGCAAAACCGCCTCGCACTTTACTGCAAGCAACTCGCCAGGAATTATGGTGAATGCCCATACACCTTCTAAGAACACCTTAATGCGTCCTGCTTCATGATCCCTAAGGATCAACAAAGGACGACCACCAACAAAGCGCAAATTACTAAACATTCTTACTGCATTCATGATTAACCTTTCAGCGGACAAACCGCAAGACACGGGCAAGACGCCCAAAGAGACAAGCAGGGAGCAGGAGCCAGCAGCCCTACCACGAGGCAAGCACACCACACAACAAAGGGGGGCGTACAAAGCCAGACGGGGGTATACCAAACAACACTTGATTCTTTTAAACACACACAAAGACATCTACCCACGACATTCTCCAGCGACCTCCCTATAAAGAGTAGGGGTACTTCAAAGACGTATACAAAAGATTACATTTCCAAAAATTATTGGAATTATTTTTTAAATAAAATCAATACAGGGTCGCAGACACTGCTCCCTAGGTTAGTCGGTACATAATAGAGAAACCTTTTTATTACATAGAAACATATGACAAATCAAAACAATTCTGATAAGCTAGAGGCTCTGAGGGAATTAAAGAAGCGAGAGAAATTAAACGCTTATAAGAATAATTTTGAATTATTCGCCAAAGAACAATTAAAAATCTTACCCAAGGACTCCGCTAAAGGATTCCAATCTTTTGAGTTCAATGAAGCTCAGAGGATTGTGAATGAAGCACTTGAGAAACAACTCAAGGAAACAGGGAGAGTCAGAGCTATTATATTAAAAGCTCGACAGATGGGATTAAGTACATACACGACAGGTAGGGTATTCTGGAAGAGTTACTTTAATGCTTACAATAAGTCAGTAGTTATGGCGCATGATGCGGCTACTAGTGATGCATTATTTGGTATGTCCAGGAATATTATTTATAACATGGCTGATACATTCAGACCCGTGTTAAAGAAGTCAAATGCAAAAGAGATTATGTTTGAACATAATGATTCAGGGTACAGGCTGTATACAGCTGGTGCTCCTGAGGCTGGTAGGGGAACGACTCCTACGATTGCTCACTTATCCGAGGTAGCCTTTTGGGGGCATGATGAAAAGATTTTAGCTGGATTGTTTCAAGGAATATCCCAGTCTGAAGGGACTGAAGTTATTCTTGAGAGTACAGCTAATGGTGTAGGGAATTCATTTCACAGGTTATGGCAGGGAGCTGTAAAGGGTGAGAATGACTATATCGCTATCTTTGTTCCATGGTACCTGATGACGGAGTACATGAGAAAAGCCCCTGAAGGATTTGAGAGAACAACAGAGGAAGAGATATTAGTTACCAGATACAATCTGAGTGATGACCAATTATACTGGAGAAGGTTAAAGATTGCAGAGGGTGGAGAGAATAAGTTCAGACAAGAATACCCTGCGACACCTGAGGAAGCATTTATTGTTTCTGGTTCTAACGTATTTAACATTGAGAAGTTAAGTAAGTTAATTCCTCAACCAATACTAGCCAAGAGAGAGTTTAACTTTGAGTCTTCTATGATGGAGGATTTAAGGGATGGGTCTATCGAGATATTTAAGTATCCTACTTTTGAAGATGCCTTTGCTATTGGTGCTGACGTTGCTTTGGGTGTTGGCAAGGATTATTCTACAGCAGTGGTTATTAATGCCCAGAGGGAAGTGTGCGCAGTTTATCGCAGTAATACGATTGATCCTAGTCAGTTTGGTGATTTACTATTTTATCTAGGTAGGTACTATAATAATGCTTTGTTAGCAGTAGAGTCTAACTCTATGGGTATAGCAACATTAAACAGGTTAACTCAAATGGGTTACTTGAATATGTACTACCAGACTAAAATGGCAAATGTCTCAAAAGAAGAGGGTAGCAGGATTGGCTGGAGAACTACTTCAGCATCTAAACCAGCTATCATTGGATTTTTGAAGAATGCTATTGAACAAGAAGATATTTGGATACCTTCTAGGGTTATTATTGGTGAACTCATGAATTATGTAGCAGACGAGTCTGGAAAGACAAATGCTATCATAGGTCAGAATGATGATACAGTTATTGCCTTGGCTATTGCTCTTGAGGTTATCAGGACACACGGAGACAAGTTAACAAACACAACGGTACCCTTCTCACAACGTATGGGTAACTTTCAGCAAAAAGAAACAACATGGATATGAGAGGTTATTATGGCAACTAAACAAGGATTGTATGACAATATCCATGCTAAACGAAAACGAATAGCTGAGGGTTCCGGAGAAAAAATGCGTAAAGTGGGTGCTAAGGGTGCGCCTACGGATAAGAGCTTTAAAGAGTCTGCAAAGACTGCTAAGAAGGGGAAATAGTATGGCTGAAAAAGATTCAAGACTAGAGAGGGCTGGTGTATCAGGTTATAATAAACCTAAAAGAACACCTAATCACAAAACAAAAAGCCACGTAGTTGTTGCTAAGGTTGGTAATAAAGTTAAGACTATTCACTTTGGTGCTCAAGGTGCCGTAGGTAGTCCTGACGGTTCTAAACGTAATGAAGCTTTTAAAGCTAGACATGCAACTAATATTGCCAAAGGACCACTCTCTGCGGCATACTGGGCTAATAAGGTTAAATGGTAATATTATGTCACAAATGAATGTACCCTTAACAGGGAAAGAAAAAGAACAATTTAAAAGTATGATCAAGCCTAAACAGGCTGGTAAGCTTTTAAATCCACAGGAAAAAATTGGTGATAAAATCCCTAAAGATTTTAATCCCCGAAAGAGTTAGTCCTTGTGTCCTAAGAGAAGGTAACTTCTACTTTGTTGGCTACTAGCAGGGTGATTAAAAAATTAGTAGCACATATACAAGTCTTGTTGTAGACTTTGATTGATTGAATGTAAGAAGGGTCGTAGACACGACCGCTAAACCCAAGAAAGGTTTACAATGAGTGATACAAGTAGAGATGTCATCCGCTTTGTGGATAGATATAAGGATCCAGTAGGAGATAATGAACTCCTAGCTATGATCGAACAGGGTGTAATGAACTCTGTTGGTGACTTTCTAAACAGTTCCGACTTAGCTCGTGAACGACAAAAAGCTACCTATGAATACGGCATGATGCCGCAATTTCACCTGACTCCTCAGGGTGCTTCACAGATTGTCTCTTCAGACACTGTAGAAGCTATCGAGGGTTATACAGCTATTCTTGCTGAACTTATGTTTAACAACAATAAGATTGCAAGGTTTATTCCTGCTGGAAGTTCTCCTAAAGCTTTCCATGAAGCTAAAGTAGCCTCTGACCTTGTTAACTATGGAATCTTTAAGCAGAATCCTGGTTGGGAAGTCCTAAATACATGGGTTAAATCTGCCTTGTTATGGAAAAATAGTATTGTTAGATGGGAATATATTGAAGACTTTGACTATAAGTTTGAAGAGTTTGATTCTATCAGCCAAGAGAATCTTGACCTCTTGTTATCAGAAGATGACACAGAAATTATTGGCGATCTTAAATATGAACAAGAGTTAGACACCGATGAAGAAGGTAATGCTGTATACAAGATGGTATACAAGGATGTTCGCCTTAAAAAGAAAAAGAACAAGACAAGAATTTTAATTAAGAATGTACACCCAGAATGTTTCCGTATTACACGGGATGCGCACTCACTTGATGATGCGGCATTTGTGGGTATCCAGATTGATATGACTCGATCTGAAGTTAGAAAGTTTTTCCCTGACATAGCAGAGAATATCGACTGGGACGCCATTGGAGACGGTAGCTACGATTGGGCTACCAAGTACACCGAAGAGCAAGCTGCTCGTAAGCGTCTAGTTGGTGAAGAGTACTGGCTTGGGGGAAATTCAAGGGAGCTATTCCCGTCTGAAGCTAATCGACAACTTACTGTTATTGAGTGTTGGTTACGTGTAGACCGTGATGGAGATGGTATTGCAGAGCTTAAGCATTTTATTATTGCTGGTTCTACAATTCTTATGGAAGAAGACTGTGATATGATTCCATTGGCGACTCTTTGTCCCTTTGAAGTCCCACATGAATTCTTTGGTTTGTCTGTAGCAGATATGATTCGACCTATGACATTAGCCTCAACAGCTATCATGCGTGGATTTATTGAGAATGTTTACTTAACTAACTATTCACCTAAGCTTGCTGACCCTAATGTTGTAGACTTTAGTGCGCTACAGAACATGAAGCCTAAGCAAATTATTGCCACAAACGGTAATCCTAATAACGCTGTAGCGGCATTGTCTCCAGATACTATTAGTACTGGCACTGTACCTGTTCTTGAGTTGTTACAACTCCACAAGGAACAAGCTACTGGTTTGTCTAAGGCGGCTCAAGGTCTTAATGATACACTCTATGTATCAGGTAATTCAGAAGAAAAGATGCAGAGAGCAATGTCTGCCGCACAAGTACGTATTCAATTTATGGCACGTAGGTTTGCTGAAACAGGGTTCAAGAGACTTTGTGAAGGTGTCTACAAAACAATGCGGGATAAATTGCGTGGTCAAGAAGTTGGTTACTATGATCAAAATGACTTGTTTAAGTCTGTTGATCCAGGTACATTGCCGAGTAATTTAATGCTCTACATTGATGTTGATGTTGGTGAAAACAGTAACAGCAATATCATGAAGAAGATGAATACAGTTGGTCAACAGATTATTCCAGCACTGCAACAAGCAGGAGCTGGTGGGGCTGTTAACCCACAGGC